TGATGGTTCTCTTAGTCCACAAATTATGTATTTGATTCTGGATATCATTAATAGATGGTATGGTAATTCAGATGATAATAGAATTCGCACTATTCTTTGGAGTGAAGTGTGCAACTCTAAGCATATAAATGGGAACAGTATTTATGAGTGGACTCATTCCCTACCTTCAGGTCACCCACTAACGACCATCATTAATTGTTTGTACGACCATATATCATTTCGGTATGCGTATTTAGGTGCGCACAAGTATGACATTATGTCGTTGACACATTTTGATGATTTCGTATATGTGGTTGCTTATGGTGATGATAATGTTTTGAACATTCATCCGTCAAAATTAGCTGTTTATAATCAGAACACGATGCCAATTTTCCTTAAAGAATTAGGATTGACGTATACTGATGAGTTAAAGACAGGTGATTATGTACCAGATAGTAGACCCTTGGAGGAAGTGAGTTTTTTGAAGCGCATGTTTCGTTATGATGAGGATTTACGAAGATATGTTGCCCCACTTTCAATTGACACTATTCTAGAGATGCCTTATTGGACTAAAGAAGGCCCTGAAAAGGATATGATCACTAGAGGTAATGTTGATAAGTCATGTGAAGAGTTGGCTCTCCATGATGATGCAACATTTAACCAGTGGTTTAACGTCATTGTTAGTTCCAGCAAAAAGATTATGAATCATGTGCCCATTTTTAATGATAAATATTCTTTGATGTTGAAGTGCGTTTCTTCTGAACAATATTATTAGATTACGCACGTCCGAAATGACGATTAAACTATTCCAGTCTTAGGACTATAAAATACCTCCATACCTGATCTTTGATACCTTATAAAAATCCCAAGTTTGTAAAGGGTATTAGTTGCTTTTATGGTTAAAGTGCCGGGTTTTTCAATCTTACTGCCAAGACGACACTCCTGAGAAGGGAAGTCTAGGAACCTTGGGTCCGAGCGAGAAAGGTGAAGTCACTTTCCGCTTTAGAAACCGACTTTCAGAATCAAATCACAACCAAGAAGTTTTATTAACCGATAACATTGGAGGACCTATTTCCTCCACAAATATAGACAATGCGGACATTGTTGTTCAGTCAACACCCGTTATGCCAATAGATATGATGGCGTGCCTCAAGTCCACTGCTGAGGCAAGCTACCAGCAGGATATAAAGGAATTTCTTGCTAA